ACTTGAAAAAGTAAGACCAAGGAATGTTTCGTTTAGTATGTTTCTTGCAGTAGCTGTCAAACATTTTCTTGACACATATAAAGAGCCTGTTGACATTGAAGGAGACTTACCAAGTATGAATTCTAATATCTCAGCTTGGAAATCCAAAATAAAAAACATGCCTTCTGAAGAGTTTATAAAATTACAACAGAGACATGCACAGTTAGGCAACTTAATTAAATCAAAAGCGAGGTTAAGAATATGAAGACAGATTCAAGAATGAAAGACGACTTACAAGAAAGATTACAATCTCCTAAATGGACAGATATTATTGATTCTCTCACTCCAACAAGCACGTTGAGTATTGACCTACGAGTTTCTGAATTTTCTGAACTGTTTAATGAGGTAGGATATGCCAAGTTTGAAACTATGTTAAGGGATTCGGTGTTTGAAATTATGAAACAAAAATATCTTGATGTTGATGTACCAAGTACGTTTGCAGACATTAAGATAAAACCTATTTTTGATAAAATATTAATGCATGATGTGAACGCCAAACATGAGAACACATTGGTTAATTTTGACTGTCTCATTCTCGCTTCAGATGTTGCAAAGACTTACATTAAGGAGTGTAAACTAATATGTCCAAAATGTGGGTATGGTTTTGGTGTTACATGTGATTATAATAGGAATCTCCCCTTAGAATTTTGCCCTAATCCAAGCTGTAGAAGTGCTAAACTAGTTGCAGATCCTGACACACTTGTAACAGAATATATACAAACATTATTCTTACAAGAACCGTTAGATGAAGCAAGACATAACTCACCAGTCATGTTTGTAGGTAAGATAAAAGGTAATGCTGTAAGAACAGCATTTCCCGGACAAAGAAAGAAGATTAGTGGTTTTTTCAAGACTATATATGATTCAAAAAAGGTTGAGCAAGACAATATAATTGATGTTGCACATTTGGAAGACTTGGATGATGTGAAACTAATAAAACCAACGAAGGAAGAGTTGGAAAAGTTGAAAGAAGAGGCAAAGAAACCTGACTTTCTTAACAGAGTGATAAAGAGTTACGCACCTCATATTTATGGTTATCTTGAGATAAAAGAGTCATTACTACTACAATTAGCAGGCGGTGTGAATGGAAAGAGACGAGGAGATATCAACACATTATTAGTAGGAGATCCAAGCATGGCAAAGTCAGAATTATTAAAATTTGGTAAAAATATAACACAAACATCGATATATACGAGTGGAAAGGGTACTTCTGCAGCCGGATTAACAATAGGTATGGTAAAACTTGCTGATGGGACTATGATTGCACAGGCTGGTGTGTTACCACTATGTTCTGGTGGATTTGCTTTCATAGATGAGTTTGACAAGATGAATAAGTTAGATAGAAGTTCAATGCATGAGGCAATGGAACAACAGACAGTATCAAGAGCAGTTGCAGGCACAAATCTAACTTTGCCAGCAAAGACTAGTATATTGGCAGCAGCCAATCCAAAGTTTGGTAAATATGATGCAACTGTGTCATTAGGTGAGAATATAAACGTACCTCCTGCATTACTGTCAAGATTTGATTTAATATGGCTAATTAAGGATAAGGTTGATGCCCGGATTGATTTAGCAAAGGCATCACATATACTTGATACCTATTCTGAGGATAGGAAGATAGAAAAACCATTTCTAAACACAAGAGAACTTATGAGTTATATTAATTATATTAGAGAGCAGAAACCTAAACTCTCACCACAGACAAGGCGAGAGATATTAAAAATATATGAAAAGATGAGAACGTTATCAAAGGAAGATGAATCTGCGTTGGCAATAGGAACTAGACAACTTGAGGCATTAATCAGATTGTCATTGGCACATGCAAAACTATTGTTCAAGGATGAGGCAGACGTTGAAGATGTACATGCTGTGAAAGAGATATTGGTTGACATGTTTAAGACATTTGGACTTGACATGGATGAGGGTAAGTTTGACCAGACATTAATGACAGGAGTTACAGGAAAAGAAACTAAAGAGCAAGTTGCCAATCGTATATGGGCTGAAGTATCAGATGCAAACGGTGATGTAATGTTACCAAAGTTTATGTTTCAACTTGCACTAGCAGATGAATTTGATGAGTCTTCTGCAAAGAAAGTATTTGACAGATGGGATACTAATTGTTTGGTAAGAATGAATACCAACGGAACATGGAGGAAGAAATTATAATGACTAGTATAAAAAAACGCATTGAGTATGCATCATCAGCGATAAGAGAGAATAGAATAGAACATGCAAAATTAAAAAAAGAGTTAAAACAATTACTACATGAATTTGAAACACCAGAGGGGTATGATTATTAATGGTTGCAAGATGTAAAGGTATGTGTGATATAATAAGAGCCCACCAAATAGTAAAAAGACCACAAAAATTGCCATATCTATCACATTCACACTGTAGAGTTTGTGAGATATGGTTTGACAAGAAAGAGTATATAAATCCAAGATGTCCATGCTGTAGCACAATACTTGCTATTCTTCCAAGGGAGAATACTAAGAAACCAATATATAGGAAGATTTTACATGACAGAAGAACTTAATGTAGATCAATTAGAGGGCGTTGGGGCTGTAACAGTAAAAAAACTAAAAGATTTTGGTGTTACCTCATTAATTGATATTTGTATAAGAGGTTCAAAAGAAATATCAGAAATAACAGGAACTAACAAAACAAAGTCAGATTCATGGGTGTTTAAGGCACAAAAGATACTTGAAGATAATGATTTAATACGAAAAACAGATATGAACACCTTAGAGTTGCTGAAATACCATGAGAACATTGACACGTTACCAGTGAAATGTGAAGCTGTAGACAAACTAATAAGCGGTGGTGTCAAACCTGAATGTGTCTATGAGGTATATGGTGAATTTGGTTCAGGAAAAACCCAATTCTGTCTTACACTTACAGTTGAGGCAATTTCACAAGAAAAAAATGTAGTTTGGGTCGATTGTGAAGATACATTTCGCCCTACAAGAGTTAGAGAGATTCTTAAAGCAAGAGGATATATTGAAGATAATGAAGAAGCAGAAAAATACTTGGAAAAAATTAATTATTTCTATACACCAAATACAGAACAATTAATGGGTACTATAAATGCGTTATCAGATGTTTTATCAGAAAAAAAACCAAGATTGGTTATAATAGACGGCTCTATTGGTCAATTCCGGGAAGAATATCTCGGAAGGGGGACATTAGCAGATAGACAAAACCAGATAGCCAGACTAATGACACATTTGAAGAATATATCATTTTATTTCCGTTGTACAGTTATATTCACTAACCAAGTACACACAGACCCAAGCATGATGTTCGGAGACCCGACAAAACCTATAGGCGGTAATATTGTCGGTCATGCAAGCACATATAGGATTTATTTCAAGAAATCCGGTAGAAAAAGAATAGCAAGAATGGTAGATAGTCCTGAACACCCACAAGGAGATGCACCGTTTACACTTGATATTAAAGGAATATCAGACGTAGAAGAATAACCCTTTATAAGTCACAAACGTTTATATATTGTGTGTTTAGGCTAGATCTGAGTTATATGTCGAAAGCTTGGCAAGGTCACAACGTACCTGCATTGATGCCTATCACAATAAAAAAATGAACCCTAGACAAAGAATGAGATTTAGTAATAGAAAGGCGGTAATTTGGTTATTAGAAAATGGGTATGATGATATTTGGCTTAAAGCACATGGAAGGAGACATGATTTAGTCTATACCACAGGAGAGTGGTACAGAGCGTTGGATCTTTGGAATTTGTTTGATGGAATATGCTATGACAAGGGGGGTAAAATAGTCCTTTTACAGATTAAAACAAACGCTTGGGCTAAAGAAGCACCGATAAAAGATTTCCTTGTAGGCAAACACGGCTTTTCCGCAATGTCTATAAACGTAAAATATGGAAAAAAGTGGACTGTGAACATAAGAGAGTATAAAACTTAAATATAGACAGTATAACTTTGTATATTGGCAAATAAAATAATAATAGCATCAGGCGTGTGTAAGACATGTGGACACCCACAAAGAACACATCAGGACAACAATGGTTGCACCGATTGTGATTGCACAGCAATAGGTTCTTATTAGAGTAACAGTTATATCCTTTATGGAGAAGACCAAAGAAGGTGATATAATAGGTGCTGGAGAAAAAACAGCACTAGCCATTCTCCAAGATTTATTTAAAAACTGTGTTATAAAGACACAATACCCACTAGTAAAAATACTTACAGAAGAATACAAGGACTCTTTATCAGAAAGTTATCTAAAACACAAGATAGACATAGTGTTATTCACACCGACACGAATGATTGCTGTCAGAGTTCAAGGCAAGACCCATAATGGTGTTATAAAGTCTGCAAGAGACACAGTACAGAAAAAGATATTGGAATGGCATGATTGTATTGTTGTGGACTTGGATTGGGAGGAATGTCCGTATTTATTCAAAGAGGAAAAGAATGAGAACAGTTATTTAGAGGTTGTTAACGCATTTACACATTCAGGATTTCGTTTATGATTATTGATATATGTCTTTAGGCTTTCCTTTCTTTTCTTCGTCAGTATCTTCCTTTTTTGTGTCACTCTCTTTCTGTTCTAAATACATACTATATAATTCGTGTTTCTGTTGTGACAATTTTTCCTGTACCATTAGCATCGTTATTTCCACTTCTAAGAAACTACATTTATTGTCAACAAATGCTTTGTCTAAGGATTTATCGATTTTATGGTAGAGTTTGTCTATTATATTCCATCTTGGCTCATGATCATGCTGTGGAGGCATATATATTCCTCTATATATTGTTTATTTAAGTTTATGCCTTACTTTACTCACTATTGCTATAGTAATACCTATTATTGGTATTAGTTCAAGCAAATCTATACCATATATAA